ATTGCTTGTAAATCCTCTTTGAATGAACGCGGAGATAGGAAGGCGATAAAAGACTGCGCCATTTTCCATAATCGCGTGGAACAAAATCGGTCTACCAGTGATTGAAGCCAGCCCAAAAACAATGCAATCTTCAACTTCTCCATGATGTTCTTTAAGATCATAGAGATATTCTCTCCTGATTTGTGCGTAGGTTGCAGGGATGTTTGCATTCAGGTAAGCCATTTTTCATATAATTCCTAGTTTACTAAAAAATATATCGCAATGATTACTACCACAACAGCAGCAGATATCTTTGGATTAGCTTTTGCTAATGCCCATACTTGTTTTACTTTTTCCATAGTTTTCTCCTTGGTTAATTTAATGTACCCCAATTTTTACCCTTTTTATAGTTAACTTTGTTTTTAACTTCAAGAGTAATAGCATTTTCCATTGTTTCCTTTACAATTAGAGCATCTTTATCATTTTTTATGGAAAGACACAACTCATCGTGTATTTGTATCTGCGGTAAAATTCCCTTTTCGTATAAATTTACCATTGCTTTTTTAGTCATGTCAGCTGCACCCCCTTGAATGAGTCTATTTAAAGCTTTGTAGGTAAACGCGGATTTGTAATAATTGTCAAAGTTCTTCATATAATCATCAGCAATATGATCTTTAAATTTATCTAATAATTCAGATTTGAATTCTTTTTCTGCATTTTTTTTTGTTAATATTGGAACCGGCTCATATCTATTAATTGTATTATTCCATTCTCGATTTCGTGTTTCCCATTTGTTAAATCTACAGAATCTATCCTCCAGTGTAAATAGTAATTTATGTTCTTCCGCAAACTCCATTAAATTTTGAGATAGTTGTTTTACAAAAGGTACTGTGGCATGGTAGGTAGCAAATAATTCATTTGCTTGTTCTCTCGTAAGGTTTAATTCTTTTTGTAATTTTATTTTACCCATCCCATAAAATAAGCCGAGATTAATGGTCTTGGCCGTGATCCGTGGTATTTTAGCCATGTTGGCTACTATCTGATGAAAGTCTGCATCATCCTTGTTAAATTCCTCTTGTAATGTCTCTGTTCCTGGTAAGCCTAGCTTTAATGCGTAATGCACAACTATCCGTGGTTCTTGTTGTGAGTAATCGAATGATCCCCATACACACCCATCATCAGGAATAAATAATTCTCTCATCCTTTTCCCAACCATGCCTTTTGCTGGAATTTGTTGTAGATTAGGATTAGACATAGAAAATCTTCCAGTAACCGTCCCACCTTGGTCTGATCGAATTTGATTTATATCTGCATGGATTCTACCTTTATGTACAAATCCTAATAAACCTTCAATAAAAGTATTTTTAGCTTTGTCGCATTCTCTTGCTTTTAGAATCATATGCAAGAAACGATTCTTGTGAGTCTTTAAATAATTTTTTGGTAGTTTAGGTGTGGTCGATTTAACTATTTCTGTTTTAATTTTACCAGTTTCCTCATCGATAATCGCTTTACCTTTTTTATCTTTAAGTTTTTTAGTTCTATCTTTTGTTTTTTTGTAGTCAGTTATTTTTTGATGATCTAATAATTTTTTAATAGAAGATGCTGCCCATATCTGTACATCAATGTTAGTATGTTTTTTAATAATTTTAAGTAAATTATCTTTACGTTTATCTAACCATTTTCCAAGAATCTTTGCTTTTTCGACATCTATTTTAACTCCCTTAAACTTCATGTCAACAAGACAAGGAAATAATTTAGTTTCTAATTGAAATATTTTTCTACATGTTTTTAATTCTTTACTCCCATCCTCTTTATCTTTTGTGTATAATACTGCGTCCAAATATTTTGTATCAAATAGCTCCCAAAGTTTTAAAGTTAAATTTACATCTTGTTCTGCATAATCTTTTACTAAGTGATACGGAAGTTTGTGCATGTTAGTCATAGGATCTTTTATAGTTCCATTAGACCAGTCTAAAACTTTAGCGGTTAAATCATATTTATATTTAGATTCTTTTAAATAATCTTTACTAATTGAATCTAGAGAATATTTCATTCTGGTTTCATCAATTACAGAAGCTGCGATCATGGTGTCGAGCAATAGTCCTTGTAGCATCTCTCCTGTTGTTGATCTAATCCAACATACGTCATACATAGCATTATGAAATACTTTGCGTATGTTCTTGTTTTTAAACAGTTTTTCGTTCAAAAACTTCCACGTTTCAGGTGTGTTCAGATTGTCCGTCATATTATGCGCAATAGGAAAATATAAAGTTTGTTTCTTTGTAGCTATTGCTATGCCACAAACAAAACCATCTTTTCTAACCGCTCCTGATCCTTTTGTTTTTAAATTAGGGTCATATGTTTCTAAGTCAATGGCGACGGTATCTATACCTGTTAAATCTAGATCCGTTAGTTGTGGAACTTCACACATTATTTTTCTTCCATTTGTTGTAGCCTTTGATCCATTCTTTTGATTTACGTTCTTCTGTCTGTCTTTTTGCTTCTTCATAACATTCTTTTAATTCTTTTTTCTCTTTCTCAGCTTCTTCTAAAAAATCTTTTTTCTCTGGATAATCTCTCTCAATTGCCATCTGACAATAATGAATTGCTTTTTCCAAATCTTGCTTTTGTCCTTTCTGTTTGTGCCTGCATAAATATTTTATAGCGTTTCCCTCTGCGAAAGGCAAATTATTTTTATTTATAAATTCTGAAGGTTGAATCGTCATCGATTGATAGTGATCACCACCAATTTGTTTTTTATATACGTCGCTCATATTACTCCTCCTATAAATATTCTATTTGCAAAATAAAAAGTTAACATCAATAAAAAAAATAAATCATCTGTTGCAGCCGAAGGCATTATGATCTTCTCCCTAATGTTAGTTTTCTTTGTGAGGCTAAAGTCCAATAGTCAAAGACTCCTCTACTATATGCTGTGTAGGCTAGTCTTAATTGAGTAAACCAATCTTTTTCTCTTCGTGTTAGAGTATGATCTACAATAACATTATCAAAGGTTAAGCCTTTAACTTCATGAATGTTTCCATATTTAATTTGAAGCTTTTTATCAAAATCAAAACCTTTTGCTAAAACTTTTTTAATATAAAGTAATCTTTCTTTTGTAGTTTTAGACGGAATCCTGACTAAATCAAAATCTTTATACTGTTTAGCTTCCTCTTTAAAAACTTTTTTTTGTATCAATTCATCAATAGTGTAATCTTTGTTATTCCACTCATCAAAATTTAATACTTCTCCTTTTTTTAATCTAACTTTAACTTTACTACCGGCGTATTCACAAAAATGTTTTACTTGAGTACGGCTTATCGGTATTCCTCTTATAAAATCAGGCCATAGATGATGAGCTCTTAGTTCTTTTTTAGATACATGAGCTGAATTTCTAACATGTGCATATTCTAATCCGTGTCTATCAAAAAATTCGGTACACCGAATATCTCCGGGGGTTCCTCTATATGTAAATAAAAATGTTTGATTAGTNTTTTTTATTTTATCTAATAAAATATCTAAATGGCTAGAACCTTCGAAGTTAGATAAATAATAGCCNTTGCCTTTAATAACTTCACCTATATGNCCCATATTATGTTTCTCTGTGTACTTAGCCGGTGTCCATACTCTATGGGAATTCCATTTGTCCCATATAGGCATAATAATTTTTTTACATTTTGTGTTTATAGCTTCACTACATCTTAATCCCTCTTTCAATTCATAATAAGGATTAGAAGCAAGTTTATGAAAGTAATTTGGATTGGATCCTGCGTATTCAAATAAGGTTTGATCCGCATCTCCAACTAAATAAAAATGTCCATCTTTTACATTAGTCGCCATTTTTTCAATAGCTTTTGTCTGAGGACGATTACTGTCTTGGCATTCATCTATAATAAGTGCATCAATATCAGGTTCCCTAACATCTGGATGATTAAAATCTTCAATCATATCTGTGTAATCACATTTGTTATTATCTTTTTTGTATTTTTTATATATTGGAAGAAGTTCTTTAATTAATTCAATCTTGTAAGGGTTATAAGATTTTTGATCACACCCTCTCCAATATTCATCTAATTTATCTAGTAATCCTCTCCCAGCTGCATCTGATCTAAATTTATATAGAGCGTGTTTATCGACATCTGTTGAAGGATCTCTACCAAAAAATCTATTTTGTATAATTAAATTTTTATGGTCTTCATATTCAAATTTATCTTTATGTAATAATCTATTTTTACAATAGCTATGAATAGTACAGATCTTATGCTTCATAGATTTTTTGGTAAACCCTCTCTCTTTCATTATAGGTAATGCTAAAATTGCATCCTGAAGTTGATCTGCTGCAACGTTTGTATGAGAAAGAATAATTATTTTGTCTGGATGGTATTTAAGTAATAACTCTGGATAAAGTTCTTCAACAATATAAATGTGAGTTTTACCCGTACCTGGTGGACCTGCAATAAATCTAGGCTCTATCTTTTTCAAAATCTATCGCCTCCATTTCTTCAGTGTATTCCCCTTCTAAAATTATATCTTCCTTTTCAAGGGTGGGGTTCTCTATTCTCCAGGATACAAGAGAATTTTTCTTGTAATGTCCCTTTATCCTCTTCGCTTTTAATATACCTTGAATACTTAATACTAAATCAACTCTTTTTAAATTTACTTTTTGACTTTGTANATA